TGCCGAGGCGAAGGTTATAGCGGGTGTACGGGTCCATGTCCGGTAGTTCGATTGTTTCGGTGTCGGCATGGGCGATGTATACGATAGCAATGTTTTTATCGGCATTGATCTTTGACATTAGTTTGCCTACTCGGTGGTGCAGTGTGGCTACTGCGCCAAGGCCTGCGCCATATCCGCCTAAAGCCTGGTTGATTGATTTCGGCTTCTTAGGGTCGCTGTCGATAACGTTCTGCATAAAGATACGTTCGAGCGCTGTTACGCTGTCGATAATGATCGTTTTGTATTTGTGTTCTTCTTTATATAGTGCAGTCATCTGTTCGATTAGTTGTTCCAGTGATGTTACCACCGGCAGCGCGTCGGGACGTATGGCAGCCGGTACACCCTGAAGGCCATCTTCGGCGCGTATCACTATAGGGTTTGGGAATGTCGCCGCTAGGGACGTTTTACCGAGCCCTGAGTCACCGCATATGGTGACTATCGGCATCCGGTCGGCTGGTTTCGTTGCTTGCTGTAATATTGACATGGTTTGTTTCTCTCTTTCCTAATTGAGGTTCGCACTTTAAAGCAATATATTAAGGGTTGCAACAACTTTTTTTGTATATATACTGCAATCACACACACGAGCTATATAAGACGGGATGATACGAAATGACACTTAAACAGCTACAACAGCGGCTGAAGCCGCTTAATCTCAAATACGTCGCTAGGGCAACCGGTATTAGTTACTCGACTATATATAACCTAGCCAATGGCGGGCAGCGGGTTTCGTTTCCAGTCGTTCAACAGTTAATAGAGTGGCTAGAGGAGCAGGCCAATGAATCAGTTTGATTATCTCGACGCAGGCTTTCGCATCTTCGGCCTCCACGGCGTTGACGCTAAAGGAAACTGCGAATGCGGCAACCCGCACTGTAAGGCTATTCTAAAGCATCCTAGAACATCGGCTTGGCAGCATACGCCAAACTGGTCCGACGAGCAGCTTGATACAATGGAAATGATGGGCCAGTTTAATACCGGGTTCGGCGTTCTAGTTGACGAACATATCGTTATCGACATAGACCCGCGAAATGGCGGCTCCGAGGCATATGCGAAGCTTTGCAAAGACTTAGACCTAGACTTTAAAGCATTGTCTGGGTTTGTAGTAGCAACCGGCGGCGGTGGTTGGCATATCTATTTTAAGAAGCCGTTAGCCTTGGCACTGGCGGGTCACCATGCGGATTATGAGGGCATCGACTTTAAGTCGAGCGGCTATGTTGTCGGGTGCGGATCGCTCCATAAGAGCGGCTCTTTATACGAAGCCGAGAAAGGCCATCCGGACGACATCGCAGAGGCACCCGCCGAGCTATTGGCATTACTGGAAAAGCCGGAGCATATCCGGGCGGAATTTCGCGGGCAGCAAGTTGATCTTTCTGCCGATGATCTGGGCGCTATGCTTCAATGTATCGACGCGAATTGCAGCTATGAACAGTGGATAAAAATCGGTATGGCGCTACACCATGCCACTACGGGCACAGGCTGCGCGATCTGGGATACATGGAGCGCAACCGGCGAGGATTACGCTGGCAGCGAAAAGATCGGTCAGCATTGGCATTCGTTCGGCAAATCCGCGTCACTGGTAACAGTTGGGACGCTGGTCCATTTCGCAGAGCAAGGAGGCTATCAATCAACGGTTACTTTCGAAACTGAGCTAGTGTACGACGAACCATTGAGCGACGATAATATCGATCTACTGCGCCCGCCAGGCTTCGTGGGAAAGTTAGTGGAATGGATCAACGGGCAGTGCCGGTTTCCACGCGAGCGGCTGGCAGTAGCAGCGGCGTTATCGGCAATGGGCAATATATCCGGGCTTAGATACGAAGATAAAGTCTATGGCGTTACTACTAACCAGTTCATCTTTTGCGTGGCAGGCTCTGCAACCGGCAAAGAAGCGATACAGCAAGCTCAAGCTGAGATCCACAAAGCGGCAGGCATTGCACCCGCAACACACGGCGCGATCAAATCCGAGCAGGAGATTATCCGGAACCTTATCGACCACCAAGCGGCTTGCTATATTATCGACGAAATGGGGTTAGTATTACAAAAGATAGACAATGCTAGAAAGCGTGGCGGTGCAGCATACTTGGAAGGCGTTATCGGCGCGCTAATGTCGGCATACTCAAAAGCTAATTCGTTTATGCCGTTAGGTGGCGATGTGCGCAAAGAGATAAAGATGCAATTAGCCAAGGAGCTTGGGCAGCTAAAGAAACGCCAGGCTGACGGGGCCGATGTTGAATCTGACATTGCATCCATTGAGCGGCAGCTGTCGACGCTTGACAGCGGCTTAGAGCGTCCTTTCCTGTCATTAATAGGGTACACAACGCCAGTCACGTTTAATGGCCTGGTGGACTATGAGCAGTCAGCAAACGGGTTCTTTGGTCGGTCTTTGATAATCCAAGAGAAAGAAACAAACCCAAAGGCCAAGAAGCGCTTTAAGACTTTGCCGATGGATATGACCATGTCGATGACGCTGGCATCGATCTATAATGGTGGATCGGTTGCGGCAACTGGAAAGCAGCGGGTTGAGCATCTATCCGACAGGGTGGAAATACCCACGGAGCCGGCGGCATTGGATCTGCTCGACACTATAGAAGATGAATTCCACGCAATGGCCGAGAAATCCAAAGAGGCGACATTGGAAGCCATCCCACGGCGCGCTTTTGAACTAGTTTTGAAAGTTAGCTTAGTGTTAGCAATAGATGACGGGTTTAGATCGGTAGAGCACGTTAGGTGGGCTTACGCTTTCGTCAAAGCGGACATTCAAGCGAAGGTGAACCTGGCAGCGGGCAATATGGCAGCGGATGACCGGCGGCACGATGAAGCATTGCATCGTAAAATATTGAACATACTAGACCATGACGGGTTGGGCGAATCCATCGGCGTTATTGCAAACCGATGCAGGCCGGCAAAAAAGGAGGATGTTTTAACATCGCTGGAAATATTGATCGAGAAAGGTTTTGTTAAAAAGGACCATATAACGGCGCTGAATAATAAAAAGTTAGAAAAGTATTTCTTGGCATAATACTTGCTTTGCAATAAATGGCCGCTTTTGCGGCTTTTTTTATGTCTGGCTACTAAGCTACTCTAGCGTCCTTTTTGCCATAATGGCTCTAGAATGCGGGTTTCGGAGTATCTAAGGGAAATAGTATCCTAGCCTAAGAGAATTAAAAATAATGATAATAATAGTCATTTAGTTATTCTAGTCTAAGTGGTTTTCAGCTATTAAAATATAGTATAGCTAATATAACTATCTGGCTATAATACTCTGAAAGTACCATGGTAGAGGGATCGAAGGTTAGGGAAGGTTAGCGAAGGTTAGTAGGCGGGAAATTAATGCTTGCACCTTTGCGGCTTTGCTAGTAATTTGGCTAAACAACAACGGAGAGCACAAACAATGAATAAACTAATCGACGACATAACCGGCTATACGTTCACATGGCAGCTGGCAAAGACAGACCCTAGCCTTTCTATGGCTATTGCTCGAAGATTCAACTACGAGCGTCCTAGGCTGCCTCAGGCACAAGCCAACGCTATATTTAAACAGATACTTGGGTTTAATGTTCATTCGATGGTATTAGAGCAATGAAACTGCAAGAAGCACTAGATGTAGCATACGCTGAGATGAACCAGGCTTGGTCAGATTGGAGCTACCCGTATGAGCTTGTTGGTGAAGGTTACGACAATTGGCGCAAAGCTTACGAAAAGTGGAGTGATGCTTACGAGGCGGTATCTGAACATGAGAGACATTTAGAGCAATGAAAAGCCCATGCGACAAGACCTGCAAAATATCAAACGGCGTCTGCAATGGTTGCGGGCGGACGCTGAATGATATAAAACTCTGGAGTAACGCAACCGAATCGGAAAAGCGGGCTATTATTATGCGAGCCGCTGGAGGCAATAAAATGGAACGACAAATAGAGCTAATGCGGCTGGCTAATAAATCAGTGTTCACTATCGCCCGCGAGCTGAACATAGACGAAGATGAGGTACTGGCGGTGATAGCAGGGCTGAAGATGCCACTACCACGGTCGAAATCGACCAGCGAGTCGTCAGCTATAGCGTGCAAGAAGCGGCGGGCGATCGAGGCGCATCATAACGCTAGGATTGAGCAAGACGGGCACGATCCGCTAGATGATCTGCTGGGTTATTAAAACAATGGAGAAAAACAATGTACCAAATAAGTTTTAGTGGCGGCCTAGGATCTGGAATATCGGCTTTGCTGGCATTTGAAAACGGCTTGGACTTCAATCTAATCTTTGCTGATACGCTAATTGAGGATGAAGATCTATATCGATTTAACGCAGACATCGCAAAAGCAGTCGGGAAAGAGATCATTGTGCTAACAGATGGCCGGACGCCATGGGAGGTTTATGTTGATAAGCGATGGATCGGAAACAGCAGGACGGCACACTGCTCTACTGAGCTAAAGTCTAAGCCTGTTAAGCAATGGTTAAAAGAGCACTCTGTTTTATCCGATCCGCTGGTGCTTGGCATGGACTGGTCCGAGCTTGATCGAATCGAAAGGGCGCAGAAAAACTGGGGTGAGCGGCCCGTTGTTAGCCTTTTAAATAAATTTAACGTTGATCGGTCAATGTATGACGCTATTCTAAAGCGGCACGGCATAGCAAAGCCCAGGCTGTATAAGCTCGGGTATGAGCATAACAACTGCGGCGGGTTTTGCGTGAAAGCTGGGCAGGTTCAGTTTGAAAGGCTGTTCAGAACAATGCCAGAGCGCTACAAATGGCACGAAGAGCAGATGATCATAGCAACTGATGCTATCGGCCCGACTGCAAAGCCATTTCTAAGAATGACGGTAGGTGGAGAGCTAAAATACATTGACCTAAAAGAGTTTCGGGAGCACCTGGAGGCAGGCACTGCTGAGCTAGATATGTTCGCTGGTGCAGGGTGTGGGTGTTTTACTGATGAATAAAAGCGTTTCAATATAGCTAATTGATATAAGCATTAGTGCGATAGTGCTAGCACTATGATGCTAGATGCCCTATTATTACTCCATTGAAACGAAACAACAAAACAACGGAGAAACAAGATGACCAA